TTAAAATTGCTGGTGATAGAACCTTTGATGTTTGGACCATCACAGTTATTAATGACACTGACTTCAGATGGAGAAGTTTCTTTGAAAGATGGGTCAATTATATTGTCAAAACTTCTGATGGTTCTGGTACTATCAACCCATCAGAGTACATGGCAGACATGAATGTAGCACAACTTTCAAGAGGTCCTGGAGCAACTCCAAATGCTGTCAATAATGCAACTATTGACACTCTAAGAAAGTACATTGTTCATGGTGCATTCCCAACTGCAGTATCTCAAATTGATCTCTCCTACAATAATGAAAATGAAATTGAAGAATTTACAGTAGATCTTCAAATTCAGTGGTGGGAAGCAAAAACTGGAACCAACGCTTCTGACATCATCTAAATACTATTACAGTTTAAAATTATACTATGCCAAAGCTTTTTGGATTTTCTATTGAGGATAAACCAGAGTTACCTAAAGGTGCTATATCCCCTGTCCCCGACAACAACGAGGATGGGGTTGATTATTATATTACTTCTGGTTTTTATGGACAATATGTAGATATTGAAGGTGTATTCAGAAATGAATATGACCTGATTAGAAGATATCGTGAAATGTCATTACACCCAGAGAGTGATAATGCCATTGAAAATATTGTAAATGAAGCTATCATCAGTGACTTAAATGATTCTCCTATTGAGATTGAATTGAGCAATCTTAACGCCAGTGATGGATTAAAGAAAATTATCAGAGAAGAGTTTAAATATATCAAAGACTTAATGGACTTTGATAAAAAGTCCCATGAAATTTTTAGGAATTGGTATGTTGATGGACGTCTTCTGTACCATAAAGTTATTGACTTAAAGAATCCAGAGGAAGGTCTTAAAGATATTAGATACATGGACCCTCTCAAAGTCAAGTTCATGAGGGTTGAAAGAAAAACTGGACAGGAATTGGGAAAAGCATACATCACTGATACAAAGAACAGAGATGCTTTTAATGAACCTGAGATTGATGAATACTTCATCTATCATCCAGAATCAAACATTCAGAAGTATGCTGCAACTGGTAAAGGAATCCAGATTGCAAAAGATGCTATGACATTTGTAACTTCGGGTCTTGTAGATAGGAACAGAAAACTTACATTGTCATACATGCACAAGGCAATCAAAGCACTCAATCAACTTAGAATGATTGAAGATGCTCTGGTTATTTACAGATTGTCACGTGCACCAGAAAGAAGAATTTTCTACATTGATGTTGGCAATCTTCCAAAAGTCAAGGCAGAGCAATACCTGCGTGATGTAATGAACAGGTATAGAAATAAACTTGTTTATGATGCCAACACTGGTGAGATGCGTGATGATAAGAGATTCATGAGCATGATGGAAGACTTCTGGCTTCCAAGAAGAGAAGGTGGTCGTGGTACTGAAATCACAACTCTTCCTGGTGGACAGAATCTTGGAGAACTGACTGATGTTCAGTATTTCCAAAAGAAACTTTTCAGAGCATTGAATGTTCCTGAATCAAGAACTGCATCTGATGGTGGATTTAATCTTGGTCGTTCATCTGAAATATTAAGAGATGAACTGATGTTTGGTAAGTTTATTGGACGTTTGAGGAAGAGATTCTGTCATATGTTCCATGACATGCTCAAAACTCAATTAATCTTAAAAAATATTGTAACTCCAGAAGATTGGGAACTGATCAGTGATCACATCCAATATGATTATCTTTATGACAGTCATTTTTCAGAACTTAAAGAAACTGAACTAATGAATGAGAGATTGAATCTTGCAGCAGCAGTTCAACCTTATATTGGAACATACTACTCCAAAGATTATGTAAGAAGAAAAATCTTACGTCAAACTGATCAAGAAATTATTGATCAGAATAAACTCATCAAGAAAGAAATACAACAGGGTGAGTATGCTGATCCTAAGGAAAATCCACCCATGGGACCAGGAGGTTCGCCAATTCTTCCAATATCAACTGACCAACAAATGCAGATGCTTGGTCAAGTTCCTATGGAACCTGGATTAGAAGATCAAGGAATGTCAACTGATGCTCAGGCTCAGTCTGCTACAAAAATGAATACCAAAGCAGCAGAAATATAAATACTTTTATAAATTTTGAGGACTTTTTATGGACCCAGATTATGATTTGTTGGATATCTTAATGACTAATAATTCAGCAGAAACTGCTTCTGAAAAAATCAAGGAAATTCTGTATTCAAAATCTGCTGAAAAAATTAACTCATACAGACCTGCAATTGCACAAGCGATGTTTGGTAATGTTCAAGATTCAGAAGGAGAGGCATGATTACAAAACTTTTAGGTGCTGAAATTCCATTACCAACAACTACTGGTGCAGCAACTAGCTTTACAGAAGCATCAGCAGTACGTCTTGTCAATACTGACACAAATGTACATATTGTCAGTGTAGTTGAAACTCAAGGTGGGACTGGAATTGGGTCTATGACGATGCCTGCTGGTTCTGTTGAAATTATAACTAAAGTAGCAAGTCACTGTGTCTTTTCAGATAGTGCAACTGTAAAAGGTTCCAAAGTAGGATTTACCAACTAAACAAATGAAACTTATCACAGAAGAGATCGAATCAGTAGAAATTATTACAGAAGAAAAGAATGGTGTACAGTCTCTGTATATCACAGGACCTTTTCTTCAAGCTGAGGTAACAAATAGAAATGGAAGAAATTATCCTTATACTATTTTAGAAAGAGAAGTGAAGAGATATAATGATACATTCATCCAGAATGGTCGTGCTCTTGGTGAACTTGGACACCCAGATGGTCCAACAGTTAACCTGGATAGAGTATCACACATGATTACTTCTCTTACAGCAGAGGGTAATAATTTTATTGGTAAGGCAAAAATCCTTGATACCCCTATGGGTAATATTGCAAAATCTCTTCTTGGTGAAGGTGTGAAGTTAGGTGTTTCTTCAAGAGGAATTGGTTCTCTTGTAGAAAAGAATGGTGTTAGATATGTTGCTGATGACTTTATGTTAGCAACTGCTGCTGATATTGTTGCTGATCCTTCTGCCCCAGATGCTTTTGTAAATGGGATTATGGAAGGAAAAGAATGGTGCTGGGATGGTGGAATTCTAAAAGAAAAAGCAGCAACTGTAACAAAACAGAGAGTTGAATCATACACAAGACAAAGAAAATTAACAGAACAAGCAAAGCTGAAACTGTTAAATGACTATCTCTCAAATCTTTAATTTATAAATAAATATAGAATAAATCAAAGATTTTTATTCGGAGTATACAAATGAGTGCCGGTAACAACTTACAAGAAATGGAAGTATCTACTAAAAAATCAGTCACTGCTGTAAATAGCGGTGCAAGACCAGCAGAATCAAGACCAAGTTTTGATGCAAAAGTTGAAGGTCAAACAGGCTCATGGCAAGACCTTGGTGGTCCTACCCCAACTGGTGAGAATTCTCCTCTTGGAGATTCTAACAAGTTGAAGTCTGGTGCTACTCTTCAGCAAGTTAAGAATGTAGTCAACAAAGGTGCCAAGGCTGCTGATCCTATGCCTGCTCAAATTGTAGGTAAGCAAGCAAGTTATGAAGATGTTGAATACTCTGAAGAAGAAATTGTAGAAGAGTCAGAAGAAGATACTGAAGAAGTAGTTTCAGAAGAAGAGCATAAGGAAGAGAAAAAAGGTAAAGAAGAAGATGATGATGAAGATGAGTGTGATGAAAGTTTTGATTTCTCCCAAGATGTTGATGCATTAATTGGTGAGGAATCACTCTCAGAGGAGTTCAAAGATAGAGCTGCTCTTATCTTTGAAACTGCTGTTAGAAGCAAGATTGCTGAAATCAAGGAATCTCTTGAGAATAAGTTCAACAAAGCACTTGTAGAAGAAGTAGCAGCAATTAAAGAAGAATTAACTGATAGAGTTGATTCTTACCTTGAGTATGTTTCTGAAGAGTGGATTGATGAGAATGCTCTTCAGATTGAGAATGGTCTGAAGAGTGAACTTTCAGAATCATTCATGACTGGTCTGAAGTCACTTTTTGAAGAACATTATGTAGAAATCCCTGAAGATAGATATGATGTATTAGAGAGCATGGTTATGAGATTAGATGAAATGGAAGAAAAACTCAACGAACAAATCGAAAGAAATGTTCAGTTAAATAGAAGGCTTAGCGAAGCTGTAAGTGATACTATCCTAAATGATGTTGCTGAAGGGTTAGCTTTAACTCAGAAGGAAAAGCTTGCAGGTCTTGCTGAAAGTGTTGAGTTCGAAAGTGAGGAAGAGTATCGTGGGAAACTGGAAGCTTTGAAGGAATCATATTTCCCAAGAGCAACAGGTTCTGCAAGAGATGAAGTATTGACAGAGGAAGCAACAGAGGATTATGGTCCTTCTATGAATGCTTACTTAAGAGCAATTTCTAAATTCTCTAAGTGAAATAACACTTAATTATAAATAATTTCAGGTAAAAACAACACTTTAACAAGACAAACAAGGAGAAAAGCAAATGTTCCTTTCAGAACAATTGCAGAAAAAGTGGGAACCCCTTTTAGAGGCTA